TTATTCTATTTTTTGGAATTCTTTATAAACGTATTGATCTAAATCTTGGATATATGAATTTGCTGTTACTTCAAAATTTTTGTGCCCCATTAATTTTTGGAGTGCCTTATCTTTTACACCACTAAAATGGGCAATGGTTGCAAATGTGTATCTGCAAGAATAAGGTACTCGTCTTGGTATATTTGCTTTGTCTAGTGCTGGATAGTAGATATTTTGATTAAAGTAACTGTCGCTTACTGGAGCTTTTTTTGTGCTTTCTGTTTCTACCAAATATTTTGTTGTTGATTTTTTAATTAGGTATTCTAATATTGGTTTTATTTTTGGGTGGATATACATTATTCTCTTTTTGCCTGTTTCTGTTTTTATTCCAAAATCCTCAATTTTATTGCTTTCTAGATCTATGCTTGGTTTTTCTAATAGCCTGTATTCTCCTGGTCGCATTCCTGTAAATATTAATATAAGTATGTGCATAGCGTTTTCGTTGTAGGGAATAGATTTAAATAAGATTTCTATTTCTTCTTTATTAAAGATTTCTTTTTCTCTTTGTACTCCTAATCCTCCAACTTCAAGCTCGATTGCTAGATTATAGTTTATTATGTTTTCTTTTATTGCTAGGTTATAGACTTGTTTTGCTACTGTTCTAAGTCTATCTATGGAATCTTTAGAATAGTCTTTTTTTACTAACTCGTTATTTATTTTTTTAACATATCCTTCTTGTTCCATTTCTTCTAGGGGTGCTTGTAGCTGGGTATAGGTTATGTCGGCTATATTGGTGTTATGGATGCTTTCAAATTTGCTAAAGGCATTGTCGTACCTATTTTTTGTTTTTTGGGTTAATTTGTTAAATCTATTTGTATTTTTAAATTGGTTGTATAATTGTTCAAACGTTACTGGTTTTGCTGGTTCTTTGTAATTTAGTAAGGCTTCTAAGGCTTCGCTGTAAGTTTTAAAAAAGCCTATATCTTTCTGTATTTTCTTTCCGTCTTTTGTGTATTTGGCTGGTAGCCTTGCCCTATATTGGCTTAGTCGTGTTTTGCCTTGGACTGTTTTTTTAACTCTTTCTATGGATCCTGTGCCATTGGGGAGTTTTCTTCTTTTTGCCATTTGTTTTTCCTTTCTTGGTACAAATAAAGTGCAGCAATTAATCTGCACTTTATTAGGGGGTTATAAAATTATTTTTGTTTAAATGTGTAATCTACACCACTACCAAATTGTGTTTGTAATCTTACGTTAGATTCTGGTTTTTCTAGCTTATATGTTATATACCAATCTATGTTTCCATCTTTTTTAATGCTTGTATTTAATGGGGAGTTGTATTCATCTGGAACTTCTCCTTGTCCACCATTAAGGGTGTATTCTTGGTTTTCGTCTTCTTGGAATACTTTATAATCAAGCACAAAGGTCATCCAAGGATCAGCAGCATCTTCTTGTTTGTTTGTAAAGTTTATAGGAATTACTAATATCTTGCTATCATCATATTTGGAATTTGTAATAAATGCATCGCCTGTTTGTTTATAAATAGCTTTATTTGTTTCCCAATTAAAATAATTACTTTCTTGGGTATTTCCTGGTTCTGCTTGGATTTCTTGTTCGTTTGTTACTGTTTCTTCTTTTTTTTCTTCTTCTTCTTGTGTTTCTTTAGTTTCTTCTTTGTTGCTCTCTACGGATTGAGTTTGCTCAACTTCTTTACTAGGTTCTTCTTTTGTTTCTGTAGCGTTTTTGTCTTGTCCACAAGCTGTTAATATAAAGCTTGCTGCTAATAATATTGATAATAATTTACTTTTCATTTGTTTTCTCCTTTTTGTTTTTATATTTTAAAGTTAGTCCCCCTATACTAACTTAATAGCGTATTTTAAGTATTATATTTTTCTAAAGCATAACTGAATAAATTACAACTTTTCCAATTATTCTTATGTTGTCGTTTATGTCGAAGGCTTTATCGTAATAGTAGTGGTAGGTGGAGGATGGTTTGAAGATTAGTTTGTTTTCTTCTTTGTAGAAATATTTTACGGCGAATGAGTGGTCTTCGGTTGCATAGACTACTATGTCGCCATTTTTTATGTCGTTTATGCTGTCATAGCTTATTACACCTATGGTTGAACCGTTGGGAATTATTTTATTCATCGATTCGCCATTTACTTTAAGGAAGAATAGCCTTTTACTTCCTGCGTAAGATCCAAGGAGTTCATCTGGTACGTAGATATTCGGGACGTCTTTCATACCTTCTATATTTACTGGTGATCCTGCTGATACGTAATCATCTATGTAAGGGTATTTGTTCATTGTTACTGCTTGACCTAGCATTTCTACTGTGTCGTTGGGTGTGCCTAGTAAGTAATCTACTGATACATCGAAGAATTCTGCGTATTTTATCAAAGTGTCTGTGGTTGGTGTTCTGGCATTACTTTCAATCATGCCAATACTTGATCTACTTGTTTGCAATTTTTTAGCTAATTCTTCTTGACTTAGCTCGGTTGAACTTCTTAATTTTTTTAATTTATCTCCTATTTTCATAATATCTCCTTATCACTTAGCGTGACTTTTATTTTATTGTATCACAATTAATGATAATGTAAACGCCTAAACAGTCCTATTCAGTGACAATATATAATAAAAACTATAAATTTATTTGACTTTGTCACATATAGTGATATAATATAATTAACAAATCAAGAAAGGGGGAGAGAATGAGTAAAGAAGACAATAAAAAAGATGATCAACTCATAAGGCTAGCTCTAGCAACTGCGGTAATCAGTTTAATAGATAAGCTAATTGAGTTAATCATCAAAATAATAGATATAGTTAGGGCATAGCCCTACTATATCAATACTATACTCATTCTATAGGAAAAATGAAAGATGATAGAAATAAACTTTCAAATGTTTTAAAAATCATAATTGGTTTGAATGTTTTTAGTATTTTGTTAAGTTTAATTAATTTGTTTAGGTAGGAAGGGGATATATGGAAGAAAAAGTTGATAAAAAAGAAATTGGATATTTAAAAGATGATATTAAAGAAATAATTGTTGAAACTGATGACAAGAACCCTAAAGTTGTTGCTGTTATAAGTGATGTTCTTAGTCCTAGCAAAGGTTATAGAGTTCGTGTCAAATTTAAAGATGATGTCTCTATACCTATAAGTATAAAGACTAGAGACCCATTTATTTTGTTTGATTATTTTAAATTGATAAAACAAATAGAAAAAGAGTACGATTGTACTCTTAATCTAACTAATATAGAGATTGTTGATTAATCTTACTAGTGGGTTTGTATTTAATGTAGTCTTGATCTAACTCTTTTAGGGTATCATATATTTCTTTAGCATAGCCATATATATTTTCTTTTTCAGCAGAAGTTATTGGCTTGTCAATGTTTGATACTCTAGCTTTGAGAATTTCTATTGTTGCATTATATATATCCATTTTATCCCTCCTTTCTTATTTGATAATTATATTATACCATATATAGGGGGTAGTCATAAATGGAAACTAGATATAGTATGTTGAAAGATTTAAGAAATAAATATAAGGTTACTCAAAAATTTATTGCTGAGCTTTTGGAAATAAGGACTAATGTTTATCAAGGATATGAGTATGGAAATAGGGAGCTTCCTATTAAACATGCTAAGAGATTGGGTAGATTTTTCCAATTTGATTGGTGGTTATTATATGAAGAAAAATAATAAGAAAAGTGTTAAAAAAGAAAAAGATAAAAAAGAGCCTTTGCTTGTTAGGCTAAGGCTCGGAAGTAAGATTTTTACTGGTAAAATTTATAAAATTGGTAGAAATTAATAAAATAGGAGATAGTGATGGATATTTGTTTAATAACAATATTCGCCAATTTGTGGTCTTTGTTAATAATATATGTTATTGATAATTTTGAATCTCGTTATAAAAAACTTGTGATATGTCTGCTAGCTTTAATTCTTGTGATAGTTGTGATGCTTCCAGTAATATTTCCTGAGTCATTTTCATGAATGTGGTATTAATTTTATCTTTAGCATTTGAATAAGCTTTATTTCCATTACAGTATTCAAAAAAGTCTAACATAGCTAAATAATAATCTATAGCTAGCAAGGAAGAATTCTTTCCAAGGTATTCAATATTTTCTAAAGTAATAGAGTTTATAGCGATTGCTACTTCGGAATTGTTTATAGGATAAGGAAGTAGGGGAAAAGATTTTGCAAGAAACTGGATATATGGGATATATACAGTGTCATATCTTTTTTGTAAAGATTCTTTTTCTAGCTTTTTGTTACTCTTTTTCATACCTAAGTAATGTGAAATAAAAATTGAAATTATTGATACTATTGGGGTCGCTAAATTTATTAATTTAAGATTCATTGTTTCACCTCCTTTGTATACATTATACATTGGAGATATAAAAAAATTTAAGGGGGTGGTTGTTATTGAAAAGGTTAATAAAAAATTAGGAAATAAATTAAGGAAATTGAGAATTGACGATGGGAAAACTCAAAAGGAGTTGGCTAATTTGTTGGGGATTTCTGTAAGTTCTATAGGTATGTATGAAATTGGTTTTAGAGTCCCTAGTGATAGGGTTAAGAAACAATATTCAATCTATTTCAGAAAGGCAGTAGATGAAATATTTTTTTAACTAAAATTGTCACTTAAAAGGACTTAAAAGATGGTTTTATAAAAATTATGTCACAAATAAGGAGGGAAAATGAATGAAAGATTTAAAAATTTTTGAAAATAATGAATTTGGAGAAGTGAGAACAACTGTTATAGATGATGAACCTTATTTTAGTTTGAATGATGTTTGTAGAATTTTGGAAATAAACAATCCAAGAATGGCAAAAACTCGACTTAATCGAGATGGCGTCAGTACTACTGACGGTGTCGATTCTTTAGGAAGAAGAACAGATGTAACGATGATTAATGAATCTAACTTATACAAACTAATTTTTCAATCTAGAAAACCAGAAGCAGAAAGATTTGCTGATTGGGTAACAAGCGAAGTTTTACCAGCTATAAGAAAGCACGGTGCATATATGACAGACGGAGTTATAGAAAGAACTCTTACTGATCCCGATTATTTGATAATGCTTGCTACTAATTTAAAAGAAGAAAAGGCAAAAAGAGCATTGGCAGAGGCAGTAAATGAAAGAAACAAACCAAAAGTATTATTTGCCGACACTGTATCAGCATCTAAAAGGTCTTGTTTAATGGGAGAACTTGCCAAGATGATAAGTCAAGAGGCTATAAGACAAGGGAAATTAGATAAAAAGATAGGACAAAATAAACTTTTCGCTTGGATGAGAAACAAAGGTTATTTGTGCAAGGGTGGAGAAAGAAGAAACCAACCTAAGCAATCGTATGTAGAGCAAGGTTTATTTGAGATTAAAAAAGGAACTAGACTTGATGGCCAAGGAAACAACATTGTTACAAGCACTACCAAGATAACAGGTAAAGGACAAATTTATTTTGTTAATAAGTTTTTAGGATAGGAGGAAGTTATGGAAAGCATAATTGGAATATCAGAAGCTGCAAAAAAACTTGGAAAAGGGGAACAGCAAGTTAGAGAAATGTTGAAAAATAATAAATGCACATTTGGAATTGCATATAAAAGAGAGGGATCAACAAGGCATACTTACAAAATTGATAAAAATGCACTAGACAGATGTTTAAAAGGCGAACAAAATTTATTTAAAAATTAGGAGGAAGTTATGGAGAATAAAAAAACTAGAAAAATTAGAAAAAGAAGCCAAGTTTTTGAAATGTTAGATGGAAGAAAGGTTGATGATGTTTGTGTGAGATTTACTGCCAAGCCGGAAAAGGAAAGAATAAGAGATAAAGTTTTAGGAGTTTTTATTGTTAGCTTATGTATGACATTAGCACTTGCTGGACCGAATGAAATTGCTAGGGTAGCAGGGATTGTGTTGATGTTTATGGGGTCTTTGATGGCGTTTTTGGCATAAAAATAAGCCGACGGCAATCGGCTAATTTAAAACAACTTATAGATAAATTATACACCATTTGGAGTAAAAATGGAATATAAAAATTGGATAGATGGTTTAGATAATAAAAAAATAATTAAAATAAAAGGATTTGCTGGGAGAAGATTTCACATATATGTCGAACCAGTAAGAGATGATAAAGAATTTATCATTGAAGTATATTTTTGTGAAGTTTATGGGAAAAATACAATTCCTGAATTGTGGTTTAAAAATGGTAAGACTGAAAAAGTTTTAAATAAATATATGTGTATTACAACATGCTGCAGGGATAAAGATGGAATCCTAAATGCTAAATTTAATCCACAATTGAAAGGCATACATGGAATTAACTTTGATTATATGTTAGAGAGTAACCAGGAGAATTTAAAGAAATTAATTGAAAAAACTATAGATATGTATGTAAAAAATATAAAAGAATTATGATTTGGAGCAAAAATGGAAGACATAAAAGAAGTTATAAAAGATTGGAAGACTGAACATATAGAAAAAAGAATTGTTCTTTTAGAAAAACAAGGAGCAAACCTTGATAATTGCAAATTATTAAAAGCATTAGATAAAGAATTGGAAAGACGAGATAGGCAACAAATTGCTATGCTTGGAGATTATTACGAGGTGTGAAAATGATAGAAGTTAGTTTTAAAGTCCCAATAAAGGCAAAAGCACAAGTTTATGCTGATAAATATAGTGAAACTGAAGATATTTTACAAGCGATAAATAATGAATTCTCAACTTGGGATATTACAGATTTTAATTTAGACGATATAGAAATTGACTATGACACTATTGAAGAAGTAACGGATTATTAATAATTATGAAAAATATTGCAAATATAACCAAACTAACAAAAGAAGAATGGCTAGAGTTAAGACGTAAAGGAATAGGTGGGAGTGATTGTGCCGCTGCTTGTGGTCTTAACCCTTGGAAGAGTAAGGCACAATTATTTTTTGAGAAGACTGGGCAAATTGATGGCTCTTTAGAAGATAACGAAATTTTAAGACAAGGGCGAGACCTTGAAGAATATGTGGCAAAAAGATTTTGTGAAGCTACAGGAAAAAAGGTAAGACGAAATAATTTCGTGATGGTAGATAATGAATATCCATTCATGCTTGCAAATATAGATCGAGAGCTTGTAGGAGAAAAAGCAATACTTGAATGTAAGACAACAAGTCCTTATGGAAAAAGTAATTGGGAAGATGGGAAAATACCAATCCAATACGAACTTCAATGCCACCATTATATGGCAGTAACGGGGGCTGAAAAATGTTATATAGCTTGCTTAATATTTTCTACAGATTTTATAATTCGAGAAATTGAAAGAGATGAAGAAATTATAGAGATGATAAGAAAACAAGAAGGGGAGTTTTGGAACGATTATGTACTAGCAAATGAGGTACCAGCACCAGACGGAACTAATCTCTATGATGATAGCCTCAAAAAACGATTTAAAGGAGGCATAGAGGAGATAAAAACTATAGATATAGGCAATGATACCTTTAAGGACTATATAGACCGTAAAAGTTTAATTAAAGAGTTAGAAAAACAAAATAAGGAGATAGAGCAGACGATAAAACTCCAAATGGGAGATTTTAACTATGGAGAAAATGAATTTTTGACTGTATCGTTCAAACCTTATACATCTAACAGATTTGATAGTAAGAAATTTAAAGAAGATGAACCAGAACTTTATAAGAAATATGTAAAGCAAAGTGAAGGAAGAAGATTTTATTTGAAGGAGAAAGTAAATGACTAACGCAAAAAACGCATTGAAGAAAAATGCACAAAACAAAACACCAGCGAAGAAACAAAATACAACAGTTAGAGGCTTATTAATGGCTATGAAAGGGGAGATTCAAAACGCCCTCCCTTCATATTTGCCAACTGAAAAATTTATAAGAACTGCATTAACTGCAATAAATACGACACCAAAACTTGCAGAGTGTACGCAAGATAGTTTGCTTGCTGCAATTATGAATTCTGCACAATTGGGATTGGAATTTAATACACCACTTGGGGAATCTTATCTGATCCCTTACGAGAATAAAAAAACAGGGATTACAACAGTAAACTTTCAAATCGGGTATTTTGGATTATTAAAACTAGCCTATAATACAGGACAATTTAAAAGAATAACCGCAAAAGAAGTAAGAGAAAACGAAGATTTTTATATTAATTATGGAACAGGGGAAGTAAAGCACGAGCCTTGTTTAACTGGAGATAGTGGAGATGTTATAGGCTACTATGCAATTTACCAAACAAAAGACGGTGGGCAAGATGTGTTTTATATGAGCAAGGCAGATGCTGAAAAGTACGGAAGAACTTATTCTCAATCTTATAATTATAAATCTAGTCCATGGCAAAGTAATTTTGATGCAATGGCGAAAAAATCTTGCTTGATACAAGTTTTAAAATATGCACCAAAGGCTATAGAAAGTCAAAAACTTGTAGAAGCTACAAAGACAGATAATGCAAATATTAAATCATACAAGAAAGAAGAAGACGGAAGTATAAACCTTGATGTTGATTATGAAGTAGAAGTAGAAGTTGAAGAAGAAAAGAAAGAAGCTCCAAAAAATGTAGACAAGGAAACTGGAGAAATAAAGAGTGAGGATATAGCCCAAACTGGATTTTTTGAAGATGGGTTCGAGCCTGTAAGTGAATAGATCGAGTTTTTAAGGAAAGGAGGTGCTGATGGCTAAAACAATAATTGAACGAGAATTTTGGAATGATGAACAAATTATTGATGAGTATAGCCCAGAGGACAAGTTATTTATGATGTATTTGTTGACTTGTCCGAGGGGCAATGCCCTTGGAATCTTTAAATTACCAATTAAGTTAATAGCTTTTGAAATAGGCTACAGTCCAGAGGCTGTAAGAACTTTAGTAGATAGGTTTATGAATAAATACAACCGAATTAATTATGATTACAAGTCCCAAGAAATAGCAATTTATAGAGCCTTAAAATATACAGTTTCTAAGGGTGGAAAGCCTATAGAAGATATGATGAGGCAACTTTTATCAGAAGTTACGGTTACAGAAAACATAATTAAGGTTCATGAAGTTATGTCAAATTGGTGGCTTAAATCTAATAGACCAGTAGACAAAATGATTAAGTCTTTGATGGAAGAAGAAATAGAAAAAAGAAGTGCTATATCTAATGTTAATGTTAATGATTATGTTAATGATAATGTTAATGTTAATGATTATACGTACCCCGTATCGTACCACGATACGTCAGAAGTTGAAGATTTCAACACTCCAACCAGTAAATGTGAATCGTGTAACGATAGGGGGAACGATACGTCTAACGATACGTGGAATAAAAAAATAATTAATACTTGGAACTCTCTAGATAAAAATATCCCTAGGATACAAACATTAAATGCTAATACACAAAGATATAACATGTTAAAAGCAAGGATAAATGAACATGGTTTGGATACTGTAATTAAAGCTATTAAAAGTATTGATAATAGTAAATTCCTGAAAGGATATGTAAGTGATTTTAGGATAACAATTGATTGGTTTATAAAGCCCAATAATTTTATAAAGGTTTTGGAGGGCAATTACAACGATAAATCAGATAAAAAACTTTATAAAAACAGCAAAAATGACGGATATTACGATGACTATATAGCTAAAAAAAGAGCTGAAAGATTTAAAAACATTATAAACGAAAGGTAAGTGAATGGAATATTTAGTTAAGTTTAAAGACGGAAGAAAAACAACTATATTTTACGAAGGTAGTTTAAATGAAATGTATTTTGATGATATGGGTTATTTAAGAGGAGATGACTTTATTATTAATCTTAACGATATTATTTATATTATCCCTTATGAGGGGGAAGTAAAAATGATTGATGTTATTAGGAATATTGACGACAAGTCTAGGCTTGTTATCAAACACGTACTAAGTGATAAAGCCTTTTGGGTGATTGAGGAAAACCACGATGGCGAATGGCTTGAAGTTTTAAAGATTTGTGAAAATCAGGCAGATGTTGATTCTGTTGTTAATTTTTATTTGGAGAATAGGAGAAGGAGTTTGTATGAAAACTAAGGAATTTATTAAAAGAGTTGAAGAGTTGGGATTTGAGGTTAGTGAAGAATACGATTATATCAGAATCTGTGTTTGCAATTATATTATAGCAACTTTGTCAGAAAGTCGCCTTTATTGCATAAATACTTATAATTCTGTCAAAGTAGAGTGGGTTAACGAAAAAAAATTATTTGACCTACTTGTTGAGTATGCAAAGACTCCTATTGAGGATAGAAAAGAAGAAAAGCGATTTTTTCTAAGACACAAATATATAAATAAAAGAAATGCTTATTTAGTAGTAGACGAAAATCAAAATTGTAGTTTGCAAGTAATGGGAGTTGATTATGAGTTGCCTACAAGTGATAAGGCGAAATTTACTGAAAGGGAAATAGAAAATATCAAAGATTATAACAAAACAGATTTGCATGATTTTGAAATGATAGAGGTGGAGATATGAATAAGGTCGTATTAATCGGAAGACTTACAAAAGACCCTGATTTAAGATATACACAATCGGGAATGGCAGTTTGCCAATTTACTTTGGCGGTAAATAAGAATTTATCCAAGGATAAAAAAGAGGAGATGGAAGCACAAAATAAGCCTACTGCTGACTTTCCTAGAATTATTATTTGGGGAAAGATGGCTGAAAATGCTAGTAAATATTTGAAAAAAGGCAGTCAGTGTGCAGTTGATGGGTCAATTCAGACCGGTTCTTATGAAGATAATAATGGAAATAGAGTTTACACTACAGATATTGTCGCTCAACATGTCGAATTTCTTTCCAGAATAACGCAGGACGAGACAAAAGATAATTCTAATACAAATACTAACCAAGGTTATCAAAATCAGTCTAGGGGCAATTGCGGAACAAATAACGATGATTTCTTTGATGATGATTTTGAGGAAGTGCAAGATGATAATCGTATCCCGTTTTAAATGAGTTATTAAACACGATAATTTATGTTAAAAGCAATTAAATATAACCTTGTAGCTTGCTTGATTTTACTGATTATAGTAGGCTATGGGGTTTACAAAGATAAAAAATATAAAGATATGGCAATGGGAACTCTTATTGGATTTTTGGGAGCTACATTGCTGATTTATGCAAGTGTGTGAGTGAAGGAGAAAAAATGAAAACTAAAGAACTTATTAAAAGAGTTAAAGAATTAGGATATGAGATTAAAAGGTCAGGCTACAATATAGAAATTATGTTTAATGATTGTATAGTCGCTGAAGTATATACAGACCAAATGTATGTGATAACTTTTTATCATCACGAAAAACTTTTATTGACAAATATAGATAAATTATTTGACCTACTAATCGAGTATGCAAAAACACCAATTGATAAAAGAGAAGAAGAAAAGAAGTTTTATTTAAAACATAGATGGTTGAAAAGTGGTGGTTTATATATGTACGTAAAACATCATACTAAACCATATGGGGAAGAGTATGAGTTAGTTTCATGTACATACGGTGAAATAAATGATATGCAATACACTATTAAAGAGATTGAAGAAATTGAGGAAAAGTTTGATACTGATTTGAAAGACTTCGAGTTAGTGGAGGTAGAAGAATGATTTATAAAGTATTAAAACCAGAATTATTTATACCAGAAACAAAACTATTAGGAAAATACAAACTATGGGAAAATAAGGCAATGAATCCAACTCATATTTGTCATTCTAAAGCGTTTGGTACAAAAGAAGATTTTGAATATATGTCTTATAATTCTTTTTGGTGTGGATTTAACGTTATAAATCATAAGTTAAGTATTGAATGTATTTCTATTATTGAAATGTGTAAATTTGATAGAAAAGATTTAGAAAATCCTAATTTATCGAAAAAAGATAGAGATTGTATGGAATATTATTTTAATTTTATTGATGATTTAAAGGAAAATGGAGTTATAGGAGAATGAAAGTAAAAGATTTTTTAGAGTGGTTTGATAATTTTGACCCTGAAAGTGAGTTAAAAATTGAATTGTTTGAACAAATATATAACGACAATTTAGGATGCTGCGAAGAAATTTACACGCCTTTAGAGGTGGCAGATACAAATTATTTAGATGAAACTGATACTGTTTTCGTGACTTTGGAATGGGGAGATTAAAAGATGAAGATTAAATTATTTTATGATGATGAATACATTGAGGGCAAGAGTGATTATAGTTGTCTTGGAGTTACTGTTGATAGTTGGAAGAATTTTTGGAATTTATGGACTGATTCATCTGAATTTATCAGGTGTGATGACACGTGCAATAAAAAGAGGAATTATCTTAGAAAAGACCGAGTTATACAAATTATGGAGGACTAAAAATTGAGTTTTGGAGAATTAAAAGAGTTAGTTTTGAAATGGGCGGATGATAAGGATTTGCTTCATAGTGAAAATGCTGAAAAACAGTTTATGAAATTTATTGAGGAAGTTTTTGAGTTTAAAACGGAGATGGACTTATTAGATTTATTTGGTGCGAATGAATTTAGTTTTAAAGATATAGAACTTGAAATGGGAGATATTTTTGTAACTTTAATTATCCTTTGTGAGGACTTGGAGATTGACCCTGTTGTATGTTTGGAGATGGCGTATGAAAAGATTAGTAAAAGGCGAGGTCGTACTATCAACGGGACTTTTGTTAAGAGTGAGGATTTGTAAATGATAGATGAGATTAACGGATTATATTTATAACAAAATTAGTAAATTATTTAAATTAAATAGTCCAAGCGAAATGTTGAGGGAAGGTGAATATCTTAGATTGATGATTGATGATAATATTATATTTAATAAATTAACAAATGAATCTTTAATACATTTAACTCTTTATGGCAATCCTGCTACGAAAAAGAATTCTATGCAAATTTATAAAAATAAAAAGACGGGGCAATCTTTTTTGTCCCAGTCTGCAAGGTATAAGGAATATGCAAGAGATTGTGGCAGGCAAATTACAGGGAAATATAAAAAAGAGATTGATTATCCTGTTAATCTTAAATGCGTTTATTACAGGAAAACAAAGCATAGAGTTGACCTTACCAATTTATTGGCTGCTACTTGCGATATTTTGGCAGATTATGGAGTTATAAAAGACGATAATTGTAAAATTGTTGTTGGGCATGATGGATCTAAGGTTTTGTATGATAAGAACAATCCTAGAGTAGAAATTGAAATAAAGGAAGTTGATGGATATGAATTTTAAATATAAGAATGGTAGTCCTTATGTTAAGAAAAAATTGAATCAGACTTATAATAAAGCTGCTAAGGATACTGCAAAAAGTACGGTTACAAGAACTTTGATTTTGAATTTTCTTGCCTTATCTTTGGAAACTTTGCATGATGAGTTTGGTTTTGGAGATAAAAGATTAAATCAGTTTAAGGATAGGTTAGAAAATAAGCTAGATTGTATTAATAACGACTATGTGAAATGGGAAGATATTAGGGGAAATATTACAATTAAGGAGAAATGATGGTTTATAGGAAAAGAAAAAGCGTGTTAGAAGTAAAGAACGAGATTGAAAGGGAAGGTGTTAAGAAAAGACTAAAGAAATACAAATATGACCTTGATTATATCGATATGAAAATCGATAAGAGAAATAATTTAAGGGCGAGCATTGATGGAATTAAGGCTTGTATGTCTGATAGTGAAGCAGTTCAAGGGGGTGGGTCTACTCAAGAGGAAAAAATAATAAAAGTTATTGATAAAATAAATGAAATTGATAAGGAAATTAAGGAAATAAGGCTTGAAAATGCTGATATTAGGTATGCCCTTAAAAACTTGAAAGATGATGATTATAGATCTATTGTGTATCACATTTGGATTAATGATGACATGACTATGGAGGAAATGGGGAAAAAGTTACATTTAAGTAAATCTGCTATATGGAAAAAGTCTGATCATGCTTTAAAGGCTATTAGTAAAATACTTAAAGAATATTAATTATATTTAATGGTGAACAAAAAGTGAATGAAAATCTTATCTTTAGATGATATAATATTAAGTGTTAAAATATAAGTCGTTATCAAAATGGCTATGGAGTTGTAAAGTTAACATTTTTAGGCAGGTGGGAACCTATCTTTTTTTATATAAATATATTGACTTTCTTATCATAATGTATTACAATGTAAACAAAGATAAGGAGGACTTTATGAGTGTTGTATCATTAAGATTAAATGAAGAAGAAAACAAGCTTTTTAAAACTTATTCAAAGCATACTGGTAAGAGTTTATCTGAACTTTTCAAGTCAGCTTTGGCTGAACAAATTGAAGATGAACTTGATTATGAAATTGGGATAAAGGCTTTAGAAAATTTTAGAGAAAATCCAAAGACTTATTCTATTGATAATTTGATTTCGGAACTTGAAAATGACTTATAGACTTTTGATTTCTGATGATGTAAGAAAAAAGATTAAGAAGATGGATAAGCATTTAGGTCTTATGTTAGCTAGGGATATGAAGGCAAAACTTGATGGTCTTGAAAATCCCAGAAGTATTGGCAAGGCTCTTGTCGGTCAATATAAGGGACTTTGGCGATATAGGATTGGTGCTTATAGAGTTATTTGCGATATAAGAGATGATGAACTTATTGTCGTAGCTATTGATATTGGACACAGAAAAAATATATACAAGTAAGGCGAGTTTAGGCTCGTCTTTTTTTATACCTAAATTTATGAACTAAGCTGCCAAACTTTTCTCCTAAAATTATTATATTATTTTTTAAAAAGTGCGTGTAAGTTTTCTATCATTTGTTTTTGGCAGCCTAGTTGATGGATTTAAGAAAGGGGTGATGTACTTTGAAGAAATTGACAATTAAACAAAAGAAGTTTGCTGATGAGTACATCAAAACTGGGAATGCTACTCAATCGGCTATTAATGCGGGGTATAGCAAAAAGTATGCTAACACTAACGCAAGCAAATTACTACAAAATACTACAATAAAAGCTTACATAGATAATCGTATGAAAGAGCTTGAAGAAGAGGCTATTGCCGATCAAAAGGAGATTTTAAAAGGACTTACAAGACAAGCTAGACGTGAGGAAAAAGAGTATCAAGTTGTGGTTATACAAAAACCAAGCTATGATGACAATGGTAATTTTTTAGGTATGGAGCAAACTCCGAAAATGGTGGAGATTCCAACCCAAAATAAAGACTCTATTAAAGCGTGGGAGCTATTAGGCAAGAGATATCAGTTATGGACTGATAAGGTTGATATGACTTTGGAAGTACCCACAATTATTTCTGGAGATGATAAGCTTGAAGACTAATCAAATTTATTTGCCAGATATTGTTGGTAAGGGTTATGCGACTTTTTGGAATTACAAGGGCAGGTATAGGGTTGTTAAGGGGTCAAGGGCTTCTAAGAAATCAACTACTACTGCTATGAATTTGATTTATAGGCTTATGAAATATCCTGATTCTAATGCTCTTGTTGTTAGGAAAACTTATAGGACTTTAAAAGATTCTTGTTTTAATCAGCTTAAGTGGGCAATTCATAGGCTAAAGGTTGATAGGTATTGGAAGTCTACTACAAGTCCTTTGGAGCTTACTTATTTGCCTACTGGGCAGAAGATACTTTTTAGGGGAATGGACGACCCTTTGAAAATCACGTCTGTTACAGTTGATAAGGGCTATTTGTGTTTTTTGTGGATTGAGGAGGCTTACGAGATTATGGATGAAGCAGCTTTTGATACTCTTGATGAATCTATAAGGGGTGAAGTTCCTGATTATTTGTTTAAGCAGATAACTTTATCTTTTAACCCTTGGAATGAACGCCACTGGATTAAGGGGCGTTTTTTTGATGTTGAAGATGAAGATATATTAGCCTTGACTACGAATTACAAGTGTAATGAGTGGCTTGAGGAATCGGATAGAAAAGTTTTTGAAAGAATGAAAAAAAACAATCCTAGAAGATACCAAGTTGCAGGTCTTGGTAATTGGGGAATAGTTGACGGCTTAGTCTTTGAAAACTGGAGAGAAGAAAGCTTTGATTTAGATGATGTTAGGCAATTTCAATCGGTATTTGGTCTTGACTATGGTTATGTACATGATCCTACGGCTTTTGTTGTTGCCTTTGTAGATTTTAAGGATCATAAGATTTATATTTGGGATGAATTTTACCAAAAGGCTATGACTAATGAAATGATAGCAAAAAAAATCAAAAGTTTAGGATATGAGAAAGAAAAAATTATTGCTGATTCTGCTGAGCAAAAAAGTAATGATAGACTTAGGACTTTGGGACTGACAAGAGTTCAAGGAGCGAAAAAAGGTAAGGATTCTATTATGAATGGAGTTACTTATTTACAGGAATTTGAAATTATTATCCACCCAAAATGTGTGAATTTTCTTACGGAAATATCCAACTACCAATGGGACAAGGATAAGTTTGGCAAGAATATTAATAAACCGATTGATGATTTTAACCACCTTTTAGATGCTCTTAGGTATGCAACTGAGGAATATCAATTTGGCAAAGGTGGCACTATCAAACTATTTAAAGGAGGTTTTATTTGATAAATACAAAAGCAATCGTTGGCGATTTTAAAGAATTTATAATTGATAAAGATGACCCTTTTGACTTGGAAAGTTTGGAGGGTTTTATTAATGCACATAAAAGTTTGGTAATTGAAAGATACGAGCCTCTTTTGAATATGTACCAAGGTAAGCACAATATTTTATTTAGTAACCCGAAACCACTTAACAAGCCTGATAATAAGGTGGTTATGAATTTTGCTAAATATATTGTTGATACGCTTAACGGATATTTTTTGGGTATTCCTATTAAAATTAATCACGATAGCGAAGATTATATCAACAAATTAACTGATGTTTCAGATTATAACAATATTGATGATGAGCAGTACGAGTTAGCAAAGGATATGTCTATTTTTGGTGTTGGTTATGAAATGTTATACCTAGACGAAGAAGCGGTTGAAAATATCCTACATGTTAGTCCTATTGAAACTTTTGTTATAAGGGATAATTCTATTAGGAAAAAAATCAGATATGGTGTCCATTATTATTTAGATCAAGATAAAAAATTAAAAGGCACTTTTTCAGATGATAAAAAGATTTATTATTTTGAAGAGGGCAAGGACGGACTTTATATTTCTGAGGAATATCCTCATTATTTTGGTTTTTGCCCGATTATAGAATACAGGGAAAATGAGGAATGCCAAGCAGCTTTTGAATCGGTTTACACACTTATTAATCAAATTGACAAGGTTATTAGCGAAAAGGCGAATGATGTTGATTATTTTGCTGACGCTTATTTAAAGGTTATTGGTGTAGAGCTAAATGAAGAACAGGTCAGATTTTTAAAAGATAATAGGATTTGGAACTTGTATAAAACATCAAACGAGGCTGACGGAACTATACCAGATGTCAATTTTTTACAAAAGCCAGATGCCGACCAAACACAAGAAAATTTACTTGATAGGCTTGAAGAAAAGATATATCAACTTTCTATGGTGCCGAACTTATCAGATGAAAACTTTGGAACTTCTTCTGGTATTGCTTTATCTTATAAGCTACAAGGCTTGGATAATCTTTGTAAATCTAAAGAGCGTAAGTTTACTGCTGGTTTAAATACTAGATATAAACTGCTTTGTAATTTGCCGAATTGGGGAGATAAGGAAGCTTATAAGGGAATAACTTATCAATTTACTAGAAACGCTCCTAAGAACGTGCTAGAGGAAGCACAGGTTGTTAATTCTTTAAATGGATTGGTGAGCAAGGAAACTGGTTTATCTTATCTTTCTATTGTCGATAATGCAAAAGAAGAAATTGAGAAGATGAAAGAAGAAGACGAGTTTGATACAGATATAGAACACGACCACGGAGATGATTGGAGCATGGAAGATGTCAACGAGCAAGGAATATTGGAAAAGGCGAGAGTACCAAAATCTTCTAAAATCCAAGAATAGAGATGAAAGGTTTGTTAAAGAGCGAATAGCCTATATTTATAACGAGCTTTTAAGAAATATAAATAAAGAAATACAAGGGCAAATTACAAGATTTTCTGACAGTCAAGGGATATCCATTAATGAAGCTAGAAAGAGAATTGAAAAGGCTGATGTTGAAGATTATAAGTACCTTGCAAAAACTTATGTAAGAGATAAAGATTTTAGTCAGAAAGCCAACCGAGAAATGAAGCTTTACAATATTACAATGCGACTTAATCGACTTGAAATGCTTAATCAAATGGTAAGGCTTCACATTATAGGAACTGGTTCAAAGGTTGAAAATGAATTACAAGACCATTTAATAAAAGGCTCAATTGATGAGTACAAACGTCAAGCAAGTATTTTGGGACTTAATATAAACCGAACAGGAATAGAAAGAAGGGCGAGATTTATTGTAAGTCAAGATTATCACAACGCCCATTTTTCCGACAGAGTTTGGCGAGATACGAGAGAATTATCCAGAAGAATTGAAAGAAATATTGAATCGGTTGTAATTCAAGGCAAAAATCCAAGAGAGTTTGCAAAAAAACTAAGGGATTTGGTTAGTAAGGATATTAAAAATATAACAAATGCTACTGAACGATTAGCTTATACAGAATCTGGCAGGGTATGGATACAAACTCAAATTGAAGCATATAAAGACGGTGGTTATGAGTATTTAGAAATAATGACCGAGCCAACAGCTTGCCATCATTGTAGCCCACATAATGGGGATATTGTGAAATTATCAGAAGCAGTTGAAGGGGATAATATCCCTTTGTGGCATCCAAGGTGTAGGTGTACGACTGTTGCAGCTTTTGGAGAGGTTAAAGATTTAGATTATTGGGAACATAACGGAGAGAAATATTATGTAGATGATCATCATGTTGTTTTAGATTATTCAGAACATGAGAGAGAAATTGCTGATTTATTAGCTATAAAAATGAATACAACTGTTAATATGGTGCCGAGGGTTTTAAAACCACGTGGAATCAAAACTCCTGATTATATTATAAGAAATGATAAATACGATTTAAAAGAAATATTAGGTAATGGTAAAAATGTTATAGATAACGCTGTAAAAAAACAAAGATTACAGGCTGATAATTTCATATTTGATATTAGCAATACAAAGTTATCAGAATCAGAAATAAAGGATCAAATAAATAAATTATATCTTTCAGAAAGAAGAAATTGGATAAATAACACAATATTAATAAAAAATAAGAAAATAATAAATGAATACAAAAGAAAAAAATAGAGGTTCTAACTGGCCCCCCACAAATGCGGAAGGTAGAAGAACCTCTAGTTATTTATAATATACTATATTCTTATCTAAAAATCAACTAAGGAGAAATAAATGGTAACTTTATTACAAATAACATTAATAATATTAAAGGCTTTAGGTTATATATCTTGGTCTTGGTGGGCAGTATTTACCCCTTATATAGTATCAGGATTAATAATTATAGCATGGTTTATATCTGCTGTTGTGGTAGGTATAAGAAATGAAAGATGGTTTAGAGAAAAATTTAATGAGAAGTGATGAAACTAACAATTAAATATTATCCAAAACTACCAAAAAGAAAGTGGATACTGATACGAGAGGGCGGTGCTTATGAGCAACACGCCCATTTTTTATGTAGAAAAGATGCTGAAAATGTTAGAAGACTAATAGATGGAAATAAGTATCCTTACAATAAAAAATATAAATTAGCAATGCAAAGAATACTTACAGAAGAAGAATTTAAGAAGCTTGATAAGAAGCAAAGATACTACAATGTGAACAATGGAATAAGAAGATAAGGCGGTGGAGAACCGTCTTTTTTTGTACTTAGAAATACGGGGTGTAAGCATGATAAAACTTATAAATGATGACTGTTTAAAGGCTTTAAAAAATATTGAGGGGGGGAGTATTGATTGTATTATAGCTGACCCACCTTATCTAATGAATTATAAGACTAATCGGAGGAAGAATAAGAACCATGATTTTTGCAAACCTATATACGGAGATGATGATATCGAGTTAATACATCGCTTTATTGTGGAATCCTATAGAGTCTTAAAAAATAATAAAGCAATGTATATGTTTTGTAATTCGAATAAGATTGACTTTTTTAAAAAAGAAATTGAAGATGCAGGATTTAAAATCAAAAACATTATTGTTTGGGTCAAAAACAACTGGACTGCAGGCGATTTACAAGCATCATTCGGTAAACAATACGAATTTATTATATTAGCCAATAAAGGAAGATGTAAATTCAACGGGAAAAGATTGTCCGATGTTTGGGAATTTCCAAGAGTAGTCGGAAGCAAACAACTTCATCAAAATCAGAAACCATTAGATTTGATAAAACTATGCATAAAAAAGCATACAAACGAAGGTGATTTAATTTTAGATCCGTTCATGGGAGTAGGAACGGTAGGTCTAGGATGTAAAGAATTAGAGCGAAGCTATATAGGTATCGAAATCAATAAAAACTATTATGAGATATCTAATGATTTAATAAACAATTAATCGTGTGAAAAACACACAAAACAAGTAAATATCAATAATTTAATCGTGCGATAATCGTGCGATTTTTTTATGGGAAGATACCGAAGTGGAAAACGGGACGGTCTGTAAAACCGTTGGCTTAGCCTTCGTGGGTTCGAATCCCACTCTTCCCACCATGTCCAAGCTTTAATGACGGAAAACTTTAAGGATAGTTAAGCATTACAACTTTAAATTATGGAGGTAAATATGGCAGACGAAAATAAAAACCAAGTTGAAGAAACTACAGAAGAAATCGAAGAAACAAAAGAAAAAAAGGTTGAGAATAAAGAGCCTGAAAAGAAATATTCTGATGAACAAGTAGACGAAATCATCAAGGAAAAGAAAGCTAAATGGCAAAAGCAACAAGATGAAAAAATAAAAGAACTTGAAGAAGCCAGAAGGCTTGAAAAGATGAATGAAGATGAAAAGTTGCAATATAAACTCAAAAAGTACGAAGAGGAAATTGCAGCATACAGAAAAAAAGAAAATCAATCGGCTATGGCAAAGGTTGCTAAAAATATGTTGGTTGAGGAAGGCTTCAATATTTCTGATGATTTAGTCAATAACTTAATAACTGATGAGGCAGAAACTACAAAAGAAAATGTGAAAGATTTTGCTGGAATGCTCAAAGACTTGGTGGAAAAAGAAGTGAACGAAAGACTAAAGGGCAAAAGTCCCGAAGTTAAAAAGACAGGTGTTAAGTCAAGCCAAGGTCAAAGAAGTGAAATTTTAGGCATAAAAGACGCTGTCAAAAGACGTGAGGCAATGCTTAATCACCCAGAATTATTTAATTAGGAGGAAATTATGGCAGTATTAGAAAATACTATGAATGCAAGCAACTATTTAGAGGTTGCAGATCAAGATTTTGTAAATGTGTTTGGAAATCAAATTGAATCTTTACAAGAAATGTTAGGAATACAAAGAGCAACAAAAATGAATATAGGGGATACTATTAAAACCTATAAATCATCTGTAACACTTGCTGATGGAAAAGTAGCAGCTGGAGATGTTATTCCATTATCAACAACTAAAAGAGAACCAGACCAAACTTACACATTGGAATATAACAAGTATAGAAAGTTAGTGCCAGCAGAAGAAATCCAAAAAAGAGGATTTGCAGTTGCTGTTGCTGATACTGATGACTTAATGACAAGACAAATGCAAGAAAATATCAGAAATGACTTATTTACCCAAGTTAAATCTACAAAGAAAACAGCAGATGCCTTTGGGGTTCAAGATGGATTTGCTAAGGCTTGGGGAAATGTAAACACAGCATTTGCAGGAGAAGGAGCAGGAACTATTGTTTTTGTAAATCCTTTAGATGTATCTGATTATTTATCTAAGCAAAATATATCAGTTCAAACTGCTTTTGGTTTAACTTATTTAACTAACTTTATGAATACGACAACCACTGTTGTAACAAGCCAAATACCAAAAGGCACAATGTATGCGACAGCACCTGAAAACTTAAATCTTGCTTATGCGAATGTATCTGGTGGAGAAATCGGCAAGGCTGGTTTTGGATTTACAACTGATCAAACAGGAATAATTGGAATTACAAGAGAGGTTGAAAAAGACAGAATGTCAGTTTCTACTTATGCAATGTATGCAATTAAATTATTTGCTGAAAGAACTGACGGAGTTTTTAAATTTAATATTAAAGAAGCACCAAAACCAAGCCCAGCAGCATAGAAAAATAGGTGGTGAGTATGGATAATTTTAAAATATATGAAAATTTAATAGGCGATATTGATAATGACTTGATACAGTCAATCGAGAATTTGCAAAAAGCAAAAATGATTGATGTAATGAGTCCTTTTTTAGTCCTTAAAGAAATCCCTGATGAGCTTAATTATATTCTTGTGGAACTCACCATCTATAGATTTAACAAAATAGGCTCTGAGGGGATGACAAGTGAATCTAAGACAGCAGGAACTGAATCCTATGACCCAAATTATGAAGATAAGCTACTAAATAAGTGCATTGACTATGCGAAAAATTCTAGTGGTTTACAAGCCAAATGGGGAGTGAAGCTCTTATGAGATTTGATACAAAAGTTATTTTTATCAAAAATGGCGAGGAAAGATATAACCCTCAAATTGGTGGTATGGAAGCTACAGAAAAAAGAGATATCAAATATTGCTCTTATAGATCGGTGAGCCTTAAAGAGCAAAACGAGTTATTTTCTAAGGTTGATGTTGGTGCAATTAGTTTGGTAGTTAAGGGAAAAAGTCCTGACTATGATTATGTGATTTTGAATGATAAAAAATACAAGGTCTTGGCAAAAGAAACTTTTAGGCAAAAAACAGGATATGTGGTGGGGGAAATATGAAAATATCTGTGAAAGGAACTGATTTATTGACCAAGCACTTATCCAAAATCAAAGACCTTGAATTTGCAAGAAAAACTGTTAAAAAGCATGGGGCAAAGTTGCAAAAGACAATGAAAGATAATGCCACTCCAGGAAAAATCTTTGTTAAAGGATATTCGACTGGAGAAACAAAGAGGTCAATTTCTTTAGAAACTATTGATAATGGACTTACTGTTGTTGTTGCACCTAATACTGAATGGGCAGTTTATCCAGAATATGGGACAAGATTTATGGAAGCTGAACCTTTTGTGAAACCTGCTTTAGACAGTGTAGAAAGTGGATTTATAGAAGATTTAGAAAAGATGGATAAGTGATGAATCAAGAAATATACGATTTAATTTTTAAAAGAATACAGGAATTAGGGTATGACTGTTACCCCTTTTTGCCAAAAGAGGGAACGGCATACCCTTTTGTTGTTTTAGGAGAGATTGATCTAAAACCAAAAGCCACTAAGTCTTTTTCTTTGGGTCAAGCCTCTATTTTTATACACATATGGACAAAAAAAGAATCGAGAAAAGAATGCGAAACAATGTGCCAGAAGATTGGTTTAGCTTGCCACAAGTTTACAAGTCCTCATATATGGATTTTGCTTGATGGATCTACAAGAGTTTTAGCTGATAATTCGACAAACGAAACCCTTTGGCATGGAGTTTTGAATTTAACTTATAAATTTTATTAAGGAGTGAAAAAAGATGATAAAAGCAATTTATGGAAAAGATAAAATCTTGATGTTTAGACTTTTAGAAAATGCTACAAAAGAAAAAGCTACAAAATTAGCTTTGCAAACTGAACATACTTTATCATACGAAAACAACGTTGATACTACTCAAACAAAAGACGGAGCTATTACATCTAATGGTGGAATTGAAGTGTCTTTGGAAATAAACGCTATTGCAAGCCATGATGAAGTAAATGAGATGTTAAAAAAATCTGTGATTGAACAAAAAGTATTGGAATGTTGGGAAATTGACTTGGCAGGAGATGCACAAGAAGGAAAATACCCAGCAAAATATATGCAAGGAAAACTTGAATCTTGGGAAATGCCAGCAAATGTTGAAGATTTAGCTGAAATATCTACAACAATGAAAATAGATGGAATACCACAAGATGGATTTGCAACTATAAGCAAAGACCAAGAAAAAGCAATTTTATATGCTTTTAGAGATGTTACTATTTTTGACGAAAAGGCAGAAAGTACAGAAGGACACGCATAAGTGTCCTTTTTATTTTATAAATTTTAAGGAGAATATATGAATTTAACAATAAATGGAAATGATTATGAATTAAATTTTGGTCTTAAATTTTGTAGGGAAATTTCTAAAGGTAGGTCAAAAAACGCTAATGGTATTGATATCAGATTAGGAATTGAAAATGCTACAACTGCTTTATATACGGGCGATGTTTTAATTTTGCCTGAACTTATAAAAGCAGCAACTGCAACTTTAGATAAAAAACCAAGAGATAAGGATATTGAAGAATATTTAGATAATCACGAAGATTTGGGAGAGTTGTGTGATGATTTTTTAGAGCAATTGAAGTGTCAATCAGCGACCAAGAAGAAAGCCTTGCAAGTATGGGAAAGCATGAAGAAAGCGGAAAAAGAAGAGAAAGAAAAAGAGAAGGTGAAAAAGAACAAATAGAGCCTTTACTCTATAAGGACTTAATTATCGAGGGTTTGAGATATTTTGCCGACAGTATAAAAGAACTTGAAAAAATGACCTTGGTTGATTTTTACACAATGTTTACTGCTTTTAGATTAAAAGAAATTGATAAAAAGAGAGATTTTATCGAGAATGAACTTTTAAAAAGAAAGCTAGAGGAAACTGAAACTAAGGGCAAAAAGACCTATTATGTGATCAATGATATTAAAGATGTTTTTGATTATGAAAAGGCTGAAAAAAAGGTTCTTGGAGAAGAAACAGAAGATGATGATACCTTTGATAGATTAAGAAATATCGCTATAAATGTAAGAAATTACGAAAAGAAAGGTGGTGAATAATATGAGTTATAGAGTTGAAGCCATTCTTTCGGCGGTTGATTCTGGATTTACCTCTAAATTTAATCAGGCTACAAAATCGGTTGAGAAATTGCAAAATCAAGCTAATAAAGTAAGTGGAGTTGCTTCTAAGATTGGAAGTGCAACTGAAAGTATTGGTAGAAGTCTAACTACAAAACTAACTTTACCATTAGGTGCTGCTTTTACTTATGCAGGCAAAAAAATTGCTGATTTTGAAACTGGACTTGTAGGAGTTGGTAAAACAACAGGCATGGCTGGTAATGACTTAAAGGGTTTTGGAGATGATATTGCAAAAATGTCTTCTGTTATTCCTTTATCTACAAATGATCTTTTGGGTCTAGCGGAAACTGCTGGACAATTAGGAATCCATGGAAAAAAAGACTTGTTAGAATTTACAAGAGTTATGGCTGAAATGGGTTCGGCGACTAACCTTGCGGGCGAAGAAGGTGCTTTAGTAATGGCTAGATTTGCCAATGTAATGGGTCTTGATGTAGGTAAAAATATAAGGCAAGTTGGAAATGCTGTTGTTAGGCTAGGAAATAACTTTGAAACAAGCGAAGCTGAAATTATGGATATGTCCTCAAGGCTTGCGGCTTCATCTAGGCTTGTAGGAATTACAACTCCAAATGTATTAGGACTTGCAACTGCAATGTCTTCTGTTGGAATTGAAGCAGAAGCAGGTGGAACTGCTATGTCTACAGTTATGACAAAAGTTGATAAGGCTGTAGCTAGTGGTGGAGCAAAATTACAAAACTTTGCAAAGGTTGCAGGAATGAGTGCAGAAGATTTTGCTGCTAAATGGAAATCAAAACCTACAGAAGCTTTAGAAGATTTGATGAAAGGTCTTGACAAGGCTTCAAAATCTGGTGGCAACATGAACCAAATTTTAGATATGTTAGGTATTAAAGGTATAAGGGAATCTAATGCTGTTAAATCTCTAGCTCAAAACCATGAATTGTTGTCAGAGGCTATAAAACAATCAAATGATGCTTATGATCATGGAAATGATTTGGCAAAAGAAGCGGCGGAAGCTTGGAAAACTTTACACGCTAAACTAACTACTTTAAAAAATACATTTGGAAATATAGCCAAAGATATATTTTCTATTGTTGCACCAGCTCTTAAAGAGATGGTTGATAAGGTTAATGAATTTGCTAAAAAATGGTTTGATTTGTCTGAATCATCAAAAAAAGCTATAGGAGAAATGATTTTAAAAATCGGCGGACTTTTGGCAGCAATTGGACCAGTTTTATTAATTGGTGGAAAGATAACAAAAACTTTATCTCCAGTTATTGGAGTTTTAAGCCAAGTTGGTAATGGGTTTAAAATATTTTCTAGCGTTGCAGGAAATTCCCTAAAGAATGTTCTTAGTATCACAGGAAAAGTTTTAAATGTTTTTATGAGTGGAATTACAGGCGGAGCTTTTGATAAATTTGTTAAGGCAATACAACTTTCTATGATTCTTTCTGGGAAAGAATTATCTAAACTTGCTCCTATGGTAGGAAAAGCTGTATCTTTAGCAAATATAGGTATGCAAGCATTATTTCCTGCTGCTGTAATTGGTATAGCTCTAGCTGGACTTGGACTTTTATATTCTAAATTTGGAACACAAATTGATAATTTATTGGAAGTTGCAAAGACGAAAGGACCTGAAATAATCACTAATTTAGGAAATGGAATTGCCAATAAAATTCCTGATATTGTAAATCAAGGGACAACGCTTATTAATCACTTTGCCCAAGCGTTGGCGGCAAATTTGCCAGCTATTTTGACTGCTGGAACTAATATAGTTATAGCTTTAGTACAAAGTGTAGGTAATAATGCGGGTAAGCTTATTCAATCTGCCTTATTGGTAGTTGGCTCATTTTTACAAGGAGTTATGCAAAATTTACCTAGATTAATAGTTGCAGGTGTAACTTTAATAGGTCAATTGATAGTAGGGATTGTACAAAATATACCTATGATAATTGCAACTGCTGGAAGAATAATAGCAGGTTTTATTGATGGTATAGGACAATCAGTACCTCAATTATTAGGTTCAGGTATAAAAATAATTTTTGAACTAATAAAAGGAATTGTACAAGCTATTCCACAAATTGTTTTAGCTGGAGTTGAAATAGTTATGACTCTAGGTAAGTCAATTCTTGGAGCTTTAGGAAATATTGGAGGAAAACTTGTTTCTGGTGTTAAAGGATTTTTCAAAAATATCTTTAGTCCAGGAAAAGAAGAAGCGACAAATACAAAAACTGATGTGGAAACAGAAATGAATGGTTTAAGTAGTACTCTTGATGATATAACCAGCAGTCTTGGACCTAAATTCCAACAAAACGCAAATCAAGCGAAAATTGGTTTTACATCAGAAATATCAATGATGAGCCAAGAAACTCAAACAAAACTACAAGAAATGTCTAATGCTACTGGAATGAGTATGGACGAAATTGTTAGAACAGTCCAAGAAAAAGGCGAGCTAACAAAGGGAAACTTAACAATAAAAGCTTCTGAAATGAACACTAATGTATCAGGGCAAACAGACCAAATGGCAACAAATATGATTGATTCTATTAGTCGAGGAGTTGATGGAGCAAACACCCAATTTGACGGTTTAAGTGCAAAACTTCCGACTGATGCAAGTGCAACAAACCAAGCTACAGCGGGTCAATATGAAGATTTGGCAAATAGAATTACATCATCTACTGAACAAGCAAATACTGCTGTAACAAGTGGAATTGATACAATAAATTCTAATTTTGAAATGAGGCTTGGAACATTGCCAGCTAAGACTGATACTATTTTAAATAATGTTTCAAATTCTTTTACTAATGCTTTTAATGCACTAGGAAAGGGCGTTGATAGTAATTTACAAAAAATGGTTTCATCTTTTACATCTTCTATTTCTAGGATAAATAGTGTTTCAACATCTGGATTAAGCAATTTATCTTCTAGATTTTCATCGGCCTTTAATAATATAAGTGCAACTGTAACTGCTGGAACTAATAAGGTTGTTGTTAGTATTGCAAACATGAATAATCGTGTCAATGCTTTATTTTCTCAATTTGCAAGCAGGTTTATAGCAACAAATGCTAATATGTGGAGTAGGTTTAATTCTCAATCTACATCAGCTTTAAATAGAAATTATTCAGCCTTTTCTAGCAATATTAGTAAGATACAAAGTAAATTTACATCTTATGCAAACAAAGTTAAATCTCTTAATACTTCTATGTGGAGTGCTGTTGTAAACAAAACAAGACAAGCTGGAAACTCTATGGCAAGTGGTTTTTCTTCTGCTTGTAACAGAATGGCAAGCCTTGCAAATAGTATGAGAAGTAGGCTCATATCAATTATGTATTCTTGTGTAGGTGGAATGAGAAGTGCTGGATATAGTGCTGGGATGGGCTTTTATAGTGGGCTTGCAAGCACAAGTGGTTCTATTATGGGACTTGCTTCATCAATCGCCGCTTCTGTTTCTGCAAGAATTAGATCAGCTTTAAGGATTCATTCTCCATCAAGGGTCTTGATGAATTTAGGTTCTTATGCAGGTGAAGGACTAGCAGTAGGTTTAGAAAAATCTAAGAGATATGTTAATAATGCAGTTGATGGATTATCTAACACTATAAAAGGTGTTGATACTGGTTTAAATTCGTGTTATGGCGATTTTAACACTAATAGTAAAGCAATGCCATTAGTTATTAATTTAAGGCTTGGAAATAAAGAATTTAGAGCAATATCCAGAGATATTACACAAGAACAAGGAAAAGATTTAAGATTGGAGGCAAACTTTGGTATATAAGTTTATTGATACAAACGAGGCTAACCTTAAAAGTTATGCCTCTATTCAAACCATTATTAATGGATTTAATTTAGATACTGACCTTGAAGGATATAGAACTTTAAATGTATCGGGTAGGTCTGTATTTGGTAGAGATATTGAAACAATGAAGTTTTCTGCAAGGAAAAGTGCAGGATCTAAATCTACCAAAAATAAGGTAAATAAGGCAGGTACAAATAAGTTTTTTAGTTCTGATATACAAAGCCTTGTAATAGAAGTTGAGTTTTTGTTGGAAGCTAAAACAAATGAATTGTTTAGGGAGCAATTATCCAAGTTTACAACTATTTTGCACCAAGAAGAAGCGAAATGGACTTGGACTGATGACCCTACTTTTTATTACACGGGAACAATAACAGAAATTGGAAGTTTTAAAGAGGATAAAAACTCTATAATCTCTACTTTTAAAATTCTTTGTGTAGATCCAATGAAAACAAGTATTGAAACTTATGTTTTAAAAGGGAATGGAAAAGAAATTGAAATTCCTGATTTTAAAGAAGAGGTAGATATTTTAGAAATGAAATTTGTTTTGAATTCTGATTCTAATAAATTTATTTTTGAAAATATGAATGGAAATGGAAAAACTATTTTTTCTTATCTTTTTAAGGCTGGAAATACTGTAAATATTTTATTACAAGAGCAAAGAAAAGCCTTGTTAAATAGTAGAAATCTGATGCCTGCTATGGATTTGATGAGTGATTTTGAAGACTTTTTTGTAAATCCTAAAGAAAAAATACTCTTATCTAGTGCTTGTGATTATGAGATTAGGTACAAATTAAGGAGCTATTAATGTTATATTTATTTGATAAAAACGAAAATTTAATACATGAGCTTGCTTCTAATGAAATTGAATCTTTAATCCAACATGAAGAATTAAATAAACTAATGACCTTGGAATTTTCAGTCTTCATTGATTCTAACGATAAGATGAAAGATATTGAATATGTCGCCCATAAGGATATGGAAGATTATCAGAAAATACAAATGTATAGGATTATATCCTCTGAATCTGACGATTACACAGTTAATTATCAAGCAGTGCATATAATTTTTGATGAATTAAAAGCTTATGGATATATTAGGGATAAAAGACCTGATAAGGTAAAGGCGAGTTCTGCCTTAGATATTGCACTTGCAGGGTCTAGGTGGAAAGTTGGTAGGGTAGATGATAGTCAATTGCTATCTACTAATTTTTATGATTCTACAAGACTTGATGCCTTATCAAAAATTATTAAAAATTGGAACCTAGATTTACATTTTTATTTAACTTTTGATGGAAATAAGATAACTGGAAGATATGTTGATTTATTAGGATTTAGGGGCGAAGATACTGGAGAAAGATTTGTATATGGCTCTAATGCTCTTGAAGTGATAAAAGAAGTTGATGTATCAGAAGTTTATACAAGGGTAATACCAAGGGGAAAAGGCGAAGAGAAAACAGACGAAAAAGGAAAGCCGACTGATGGTTATGGAAGAAGAATAAAAATTGATGATGTTATTTGGGAAAAATCTAAAGGCGACCCGATAGACAAGCCAAAAGGTCAAGAATATCTTGAACTTAAAGAGATGACAAATAAGTTTGGATTTTCCGATGGAGAAGCAAGAACAAGGGTTCAGATTTTTGAAGATATTGAAGATCCAAAGGAATTGATAAAGGCTGGATATGATTTTTTAGTAAAAGTTTCACGCCCTCTTGTCCAATTTAAAACAAAAATATCCAAAAGATCGAGAACGAATGTTGGCGATATTGTAAGAATAATAAGAAAAGATTTAGATTTTTATTATAGAACTAGAATTTACAAGGCACATAGAAATTTGTTAAATGAAACCCTTGAAGTTGAATTCGGGGATAAATTAGTCCAAAGTCCAGCTGATAGGGAAAAGATTGTAAGTGATAATCTAAATGCTTTAGAAAATAGGCTAAAAGAAACTGAAACTGACCTTAAAAGCTCTTTTGTAGATAAGGTTGTTGAGGGAATAACCTATGCTACTTTTAATCGAGATGGCTATAATTATGAGTTAAAAAAGGGAAATAAGTATGGATTGCCAGCTGGATATTATTCTTTTGATAGGGAAATAGATGACAATCCACAAAGGGTGATATATGTTGGAGCAGGAACTCTTTCAATAGCCGATAGTAAAAAATCTAATGGAGATTGGAACTTTAGAACATTTGGAACAGGTCAAGGGTTTGTTGCTGATTTATTAGTCGCTGGAACTATACTTGGTGGTAATGTACGTTGGAATCTTGAAGATGGTACATTTCTCATTGGTAAAAATGCCGATGATTACAGTATGTATTGGGACGGTTCTACTTTACATTTTAGGAATGTAGATATAAACCTTAAAAATAGTAAAGATTTTAGCCAAATAAAAGATGACCTAGATAAAAAAATATCCAAAGAAGACGTGTTGGAAGATGCAGAAATCCAAGAAGCTTTAAAAGGTAAAGATGGTCTTCCTGGAGAAAAAGGAAAAGACGGACAAGATGGTAAACCAGGAAAAGATGGTAAAACTGGTAAAATCGGTCAAAATCTTTTGAGAAATTCCAATGTACCGGTTGAGAATAAGGACTACAATACAAAAGAATGGACACTTTGTGAAATTCCTGAAGCAGGCGAAACTATGACTTTTACTGTTAAGGTTAAGCTTGAAAAAGATGATAAGCTAATGTTGTTTAACTCTGGAGGAATGATTAGTCTAAATTGGTGGACTGAGGTTTCTAAATCTAAAGATTATGTAATTTATACATCTACATTTGATTGGCGTGATAAATTTGAATACAATGGAAAAATTTATGAGCAAACAAATCCACCAACTTTAAAGTTATATACACAATCTAATGGTAACGGAGAAAACTTTAATAACAATACTGTATCCCTAGAATGGGCAACCTTAAGTCGTGGGGATATACCAGCCATAGAGTGGTCTCCTTGTTATGCAGATGTGGATGATGCAATAAAAGCTGGCAAGGAAGAAACGGAAGAAGTAAGTAAGAAATTAATAAAAGTTGAAAGTGATTTTAAAATTGATAGTAACAATATAAAAGCCTCTGTAAGTTCTTTAACAAAAACAACAGAGAGAAGTTTTGTAAATCTTAAAAAAGATATGGCAGATGCCGATGTTAAAGTAGAAACTGGGATTAAGAATTATATAATTAATAACTATTCTACAAAAACACAAACAGACCAAAAAATAAGTCAAGAAGTCGGAAGCATTAAGGCTAGTATAGGTAGTATAAACAAAGAAATATCTCGTACAAAAACTAGTATTGAACAAACTAATAGCAAAATAGAAAGCAAAGTTTCTAAAGATAAATTTTCTTCTCTTGTCAAACAAGAATTTGATAGTTACAAAGTACAAGCAAGAAACATTAATTTTGATGGATATGTTTCTGTTAAAGGAGAATTTACTACCAATTACTCTGACGGGCACCCCGGTATTAATATTAAAGATAATGCTATAGAATTTTTTGATAAGAGAGTAGAAAATAGACATTTTGGAAGACTTGTAGTAACGGAAAATATAAACTTGCAAGATAGGTATTCTTTGTCACTTGGGCATTATAATAGGGGTTCTATGGCTTTAACCTATAAAGACCCGAATAAAGATTATTGGAACTCTTATGTAAGTTTTGATAAGTTTAATCATTTTGGTAATAATGCCAACTATCCAATTATTTTTTATGAAGGAACATTATTTAAGCATTGGGTAAGATTTGATAATGGAATATGGATTAATGATACAATGCACATTAGATCTTATGCAGATGGATTAGCTATATTAAATAATGCAAATTACGGACTTTTTATAACTAAAGAAGGTGGAGTATATGTAATGGAAGGAGTAGGAAAGACTAGAAAATTATGATGAATAAATTAATACAAATATATATAGATATGTTAGCTCAAACAAACCACAACTTAGCTATGTTAATGGCAGAAAACGAAGAATTGAAAATGGAAATCGAAAAGATGAAAGAAGATAAGAACAAAGCGATAGATAATAAAGAAAAAGCTATAAAAGTAAAGAGAGGATAAACCTCTCTATTTTAATACAAAAAAGGAGTTTACATGTACGAAATAAAAGCTATAGATTTTTACGAAGGCAAAAATGAAACACAAGTTAGAATCCAACAAGAAAGTCCTTGGAGGGATTTTATAATCTTTTTAAAAGGAGATAAAAGAAACGAAAGGGACAGTTTATTAATTGAGCTTGGACTTGCTGAAATAGCAAAAGAAGCTAATCCGAATATTGCGATTGATAGATTAGATAACATTGTAGCAGAACTTAAAAAAGAAATAAAGACAGCCTTTGAAACATTGATTTTGGCAAAAGATTTAACCAAGGAACAAAAAGAAAATATCTTAAACCAATATAAGCCTTATCAAATAGGAAAAAATTATGAAGAAAACGAAAAATTTACTTATAAGGACAAGGTGTATGAAGTAATACAAGCACATACAAGTCAAACAACTTGGTTACCAGATTCTACACCAGCCTTATATAAAGAATATCTTAATGTTAAAATCCAAAACCAAGACGGAAGCACAACAGAAGTAGTAAAAGAGTTTAAGCAACCAACAGGAGCACATGACGCTTATAAAAAAGGCGACAAGGTTTTATTTAATGGAAGAATCTACAAATCAAAAATAGATTCAAATACCTTTAGTCCAGACCAATTTGCTGATGGTTGGGAAGAAGTAACAGAATAAGAAAGGGAGCGTAAGCTCTCTTTTTTATATATTAGAAAGGAAGTGAGAAAATTGTGTTAGAATTAGCAAAGGCAATAAGCGAATACGGAATATTAATAGTGATAGCAGGTTTATTTTTGTATTTTTATATCTCTGACAGACGTGTTTGGCAAAAAAATCAAGACAAGCAATTTGAAAGAAGTAACGAGATAAACGATAAGCTAACGGAAATCATTGCAAAAAATACATCAAGATTGGACTTGCACGAAACGAGTTTGAATAAACATTCTTGCGATACCAAGCACAGTTTCGATGATTTAAATTCTAGGGTGGATAAAATTGATGATAAAATCGACCTATTGCAATCTACAACCAATGAATTAGCAACTAAAGCAATGGCAGAGGAAATTAAGGAAGAAGTGAGAAGTTTAAAACGATAGGGGACTAGTATTATGCTAGTCCTATTTTAATATAAGGAGGAATTATGAGTAATAGTAATTTAGTAAATTTAGTAAGTTATAGTCCTAATCATAGTGGCAGGAGATTAAATCCTATAACCAAGATAGCAATCCACCATACAGCAGGAGTTTTAACCGCTGCTGGTATTGGTAGTGTTTTTAAGTCTACATCTAGGCAAGCATCTTGCAATTATGGGATTGGGAATGATAACAGGATAGTTTTGGTTGTAGACGAATGCAACAGAGCATGGACAACATCATCTGCTTGGTGTGATAATAGGGCGGTAACGATAGAGGTTTCCAACTGTCAAAACGGTGGAAATTGGCTTGTTAGTGATAGAGTTTTAAATACTTTAATTGACTTGGTAACGGATATTTGTAGGCGTAATAAAATAAAAAATTGCACTTATACTGGTGGAAAAGACGGAGTTCTCCAAATGCATAAATGGTATGCTCAAACATCTTGCCCTGGTCCATATTTAGGTAGCAAGTTTTCCTATATTGCACAAGAAGTAAACAAAAGATTAAATGGTGGAAAATCTACAAGCACATCATCTAATCTTTACAGAGTAAGAAAATCTTGGTCAGATTCAAAAAGTCAAAAGGGAGCTTTTAAAAATCTTAATAGTGCCATAGAGTTGGCAAAGAAATATAATTATAAAGTTTATGATAATAACGGTAAACAAGTATATCCAGAAGTTAAAAAGGCAAGTACAAGTTCTAATGCAAGTTCTAATAATGCAAGTCCTAAATTTATCAAATACGAAAACTGGACAGGAGTTACCCAAGCGGTATGCAATGTTAGGTCTGCTCCTAACACTAACGCTGCCATAGTTGCTCAATATGGAGTAGGGCAAAAAATAAATTATGATAGCGTGTATGAATGCGATGGCTACAGATGGATATCTTATATCGGTGGAAGTGGCAAGAGGAGATATGTTGCTTGTAGAAGGTTAAGTGGAGATACGACACCTTGGATAAAATTCTAATCGAAATACTTGACACGTATTAAATACGTGTTATAATAATATATGTAAGGAGGAATTAATGAGTTCTCGAGAAATAATAAAGAAGCTTGAAGCTGAAGGATGGTACTTAGTCAGAGTAAAAGGCGACCATCATCATTTTAAGCATCCTTACAAGAAGGGACTAGTTACAGTACCTCATCCTACAAAGGACTTAAGAAAAGGTACATTGGCTAGTATTAAAAGACAAGCGGGTTGGTAAAACAATCCGCCACCCTTAAAATTTCAGGAGGTTTATCTATGGATAAGAACTATATAAAATTTAAAGCTTTGTATTATTGGAGTGATGAGGATAAGTGCTATTATGCAGAAGTACCATATTTTGAATCGGTTTTTACAGATGGAGATACTGTAAAAGATTTAGAAATTAACTTAATAGAGATAATGACTTTAGCTATACAATGCTTTATTGATGATAAAGAAGACTATGCTAAGATGCTAAGAGAAAATGAAGAGTTTGAAAATAAAGATAATGATAAAAATATAATGTTTATATCATTTTTCTTACCTTATGAAATATCAAAAACAAAAGATATTTATAAAAAGAAAACTCTAACAATACCAGTTTGGTTAGATATTTTAGCAAGTCAAAAAAACATTAATTTCTCTAGGATATTACAAGAAGGATTGAAAAAAGAATTAAAGATAAATTAAGTAAATAAAAACTTTGAGCGATTACATAAGTAGTCGCTTTTTTAGTGGATAAAAAAGGAGATAATATGGATAATAACTTAAAAATGTTTATAATCGGTATGTTAGCGGTTTTGATTGTATATAGCATAATTACTTTTTTAAATTATAGCAAAGAATGTACAAAAGAAATTAAAAATGAAAAAATAAGCTTTGCTTTAGATAGGTTAGATAGGATAATAAGAAGAGCTGTAGGAGCAGCAAATCAAGTTATAGTCAATAATGCAAAAGAAGATGGTACTTTTACAGCATCCTATGGTAGAAAAGTTAAAGAAGAAGTATTTGAAACGGTTTTAAAAATATTAGGAGATGAGGGAATGCAACTTTTAAATGAAGCCTTGGGAGATTTACACACATATATCTTAAACGGTATAGAAGATGAAGTTGACAGACGAAAATAGTATAATGTAATTGACAGGTAGACAATGTATAGTGTTACCGAATTTCTACACGACCACTGGCTTTTGGCTGGTGGTCTTTTTTTGTGGTTATTTTTAAAAAAAACATTTGACTTATTTCTTAAAACAGTATAGAATAGAGTTGTAGTAAGAATGTTCTAGTTCGTAAACTTTCATTTTTATTATAATTATTAACTGATAGACGGATTATATTGATTATTAACATTTGATGTGTTGAAAAACTAAAAAAATTAAACAATTTGATTAATAACATGATATGTAAAAAAGAGATAGATTTTATTTTCTATCTCTTTTTCTTTTATCTTCTAATTCTTTTTCTGTCCTCTCAGACGCTTTATTTATTTCTGGATTTATTTTATTAAAAACTTCATTTTTGTATCTTTTAGCATCTACTAAATTTCCAAAATATTTATTAGCTATTAATTTTTTCTTAAAGGTAACCCTTACTAAATATTCGTTTCTGCTTTTTACAAAATAGATATTTTTAATTCCTGTAGATTTATTATTTTTATTACTTCTTTTTTGGGATAAAGTTTTATAAGCAATCCCATTCCTTGCTTCTACATATAATTCTCTATTTTCTTCTGTTAAACAACCACAGGATAAAATTCTTTTTGTTTTTAAATTATAATGTTTAACCTCGGTATAATTCCCACAATCACATTTGCATTTATAAACTCTATCATCGTATTTTTTCTTATCTAATTTCTCCACTACAACTAATTTCCCTGACCTATATCCTGGTTTTAAATCGGGAGTTTTTGTTCTACCTGTAATAAAATTTTTTGAGCAATCTGGGCACCCTTTTATAGCTTGTTTACCTTTTATCCTTCTAGCCAAGGCTTTAAATTCTTTGCCACAATGATTACACCTAACAAGTATATATAATTTATCAATCCTTTTAGGGTCTACTACTGTTAAATGTTCAAATCTTTCGCCTTTTTTAAAAACCCAAGTCCCTTTTACTTTTTTAGCCAT